TTCATTCATATCGGAGGCGGCATCTACAGCTATTTGTCCCGCAAAGAGATTAAAGAGCTCAAGCGGTGCTGCAAAATCGCTTACCCGGCCTGGAACCAGGACCAGTGGAAATCCCTGGCTTGCCGACCAACTGAGGCAAGGAAATTCATGGAACATCCAGAGTTCAAGGAGGCAGCATGAAGTTTGAATATTACGAAAAACGCCTGATGGACAAGGGCATCGATGTGCTGGGTTGGTACGTGGTTCCAACCGGGGTACTGAAAGGCCAGACCATCAAGAAATACCTGGGAACATTCGACACTGAGGAAGCGGCCGAAGCGGAGTATGGAACAATGAACTGGTACAACCAGTACACCGCGCCGACCGTTAGCCTTGACCACTTGCCAGGCGAGGATGATTTTGTTCCTGGGGGAGCGTACCCCGATGACTGGTAAGGAAAGGTGGCGCATTTGGGATACCCACGATAAGAAATGGTGCGGTGCGCCCTACAACAACAAGAAACGAGCCAGGACCAGGATGGACCGGCTGGACAATGAATATGGAGCATATCGATACCAGGTACTTCCCTGGAAGGAGCAGAAATGAAACTGACAGAACAACAAATCGCAAAAATGTCCGAGTACGGCATCCCTGGCGGAATGGCTGGCGGCCTGATTCGCTACTTCGAGAACAGGATCCCACCAGGCGACTTCCTGACCGCGGTACTCGAGAATGATCTGATGGAGGCATTCGGGCGAGCCGACATGCAAAACGAGCACTGCATGAAAGCCTATTGCACCTGGCTCTACAACCAGGCGCCGATCGGATCCTACGGCACCAAACAGGCGGTAATAAATTGGCTGAATAAGCCGGAAAAGCTACTCGATGACGATGACGTAGATAACGACGCCCTGGGCCTGGCAGAAATGGACCGACAGCAGAGCGAACGATGACCAAAAAGCAAGGCCAGACCTCGGAGGAGAATCTGGCCTTGCGGTCGCTTGAGGGTTGGAGTACTCTCGGAAGCGTTACCAGGGTATTGGCCTGGTGGATTGAAATTACAGAATCCCACCTCTCAAATCAAGCCCCTGGCAGCCATTGTGCGGCCTATCTGTCTGATGGATCACCCAGTTCGACGCACTCTTACCAGGTTTGGCGTAGGGGTTTGCCTGTTGACGCTCCAAACCAGAAGAATAGTTCCCAGGGAAGGGATCAGGACAACAGGGCTATCATGCGATGAACGGCTCCAGTCATCATGTGAAAGTACCAACTGGCCTTAACGGGCTAGGGGTACTTTTGCTCCAAACTCACCGCGTCACCATATAAGAAACATAAACAGGAAAGTAATAGCAGTATCGGAGGGCTCACAATGAAATGCGCCAAGTGCCAGGTAAACTTTCCCATGACAGAACTATTGTTTGTGGCTAATGGGACAGTTCCTAAAACAACCATCAAGCGTCATGATGCGTACTGTAAAGACTGTATGCCAATCCCGAAGAAACCTAAATGACTGAGGTAAAACTTAGCGGTAGCGAGATTATGACCGCGGCAGTTATTGGGATTATGCGGCAAATCAAGAACATCAGGGCAGGCAATACGCACCTATACGGCGGCGACGTAAAGCAGGGATGGCAATACCATATTGAGGGCGCCCTGGGTGAATGTGTTGTGGCAAAACACTGCGAACTGTATTGGTTTAGTGGCATCAAGGGCGGTGCCGATGTTGGTGAATACCAGGTGCGAACTACCGCAAACCATAATAACAGGCTGATAATTCATCCGGACGATAGCGATGATGCCAGGTTTTATCTGGTCACTGGCCTAAATGGAGCCTACCGCGTACAAGGATGGATACTTGGCCGTGACGGAAAACAGGAAAAGTATTGGTCGGATCCTGTTGGTGGCCGAGCCGCGTTTTTCGTGCCTGCTGGAGATTTGAAATGAAAGCAGTAGTGAAAACCATCCTGGACCTGGAGAACCTGGTTAGAAAGATCGACCAGGACCAGCTACTCAATGGCAAGGCGATGACCGTCACACTAACGCCTTTCCGCCGGCCCAGGAGCATCGACCAGAACTCAAAGATGCACGTTTTATTTCGTGAGCTCGCCGACCATTGCGGTTATTCAGAAGCCGAAATAAAGGAATATTTCAAATCCGAATTTGGCCCGGCGAAGATCCTGGAGATTGCTGGCAATATGAAAGTAATTCCCAAAGGAACCAGCGAATACTCGATCGATGAATGCAATCGAATGATCGATAGAATTTACCAGGTAGCCGCCGAAGCCGGTTGCCAATTACCGGAGGAAAGATGATGTGGAACGATTTGAGCGAACAGGAAAAACACAGCGTTATTATTGATTACATTGTCCTGGGTTTGTTGGGCGTTATTGTATCGATGACCCTTTTCGTCTGGTGGATGATGAATTGAGTACCTGCACCATTTGCAGCGGCCCGGTAGACCTGGAGGCAGAGGGCGGGCGCCGCGGCGTAATCGGAATACTGGAAGTGGTGTTTTGCTCGACATGCTTAACCGGAATTATGGACTTTGCCGAACAGGAATTATTCGGATACGACGAAGATTATATTAAAGACAAGGAAGCACTAGGAGAGGATAATTAGCAAATACACTCGCCTGGCCAAAGAAGTACCCAACTGCATGGGATGCCGTAACGGATCCGATGGCACCATTGTCCTGGCACACCGCAACCGCAACGCCTGGGGATTACGCGCCGGCCGCGGTATCAAAACCCATGACATCCTGGGAGCATTCCTGTGCTCATCCTGCCATATCTACGGCGACAACCAGGGCCGAAAAGACTTCGACTTTTGGGAGCTCGCGGTGCATCGATCGATAGCCTGGGCGCTGGACGAAGGGCATATAAAACTGTAATGGCCTGGTGGTTCCTGACAAATAACAACAGAACGGTAATCCTGGCGCCAAAGTGCGCCTCATCGTCGATCCGCGAGGCAGCACAGCGAATAAACGGCCACGAACGATGTATTAAGCAAGTCCTGGATCAAAAGTACATCCGTAAGCAAAACGATGTAGCAATCTGTTTGCGCGATCCGGTTGATCGATTCTATTCGGGCATGAGTTGCGAGAGCACACCTATCGCCATGCGAAAGAAGCACAAAAGCCTGGATGGATTACTGCAAGACCTGGCCGATCATGAGCCCGTTCACAGCCACTTTTGCCGCCAGGTGGATTATCAAAACTATCGCTGGGAGCTCGGTAATGGGCTAACGCATGTGGCCATACCCCATACAAGCGATTCACTATGCTTTACGCCGGCATTTATTTTGCGCCATGAGAACCTGGTAACAGACTGGCAGAAGCTAGTGGGTTGGCTGCAAGTGCCGCACGTTGAGCTCAAGCACATGAAGAAGGCAACACAGCCATTCGAACGTGACCAGGGGCTCGATAACCAGCTTCGAGAGCTCTACGCCGCCGATTATGAATTGATCGAGAGCCTAAAGTAAGCGACAATCCAGCCAGGGTGCCCCGAGTGGGCAACCCGGCCAGGGTGTATGTGCTCCCGCATCCAGCCCATAAGGGGCATCCGCTTATAAGAGCGGCGAAAAACTGCTAATATTCACGAAATTAAGCAGAAAACTACGTCACAACAGGTATCTGAATGGGCATTACAGAACGCATTGATAATATCACGCTGGTTTCTGACGCTTACCAACACGCAAAGCCACCCTGCCCAACATCCGTAAAGATCGAATTGACCGGACGCTGCAACTACCGTTGCGGATTCTGCGCGTTACGCGCCAGGGATGACCAGCCCAAAGTCAAAGATGACATGACCCTGGACGAGTTCAAACGCATTACCCAGGATATGTACGACTCGGGCGTTCAGGAAATAGGATTATTTTATTTAGGCGAATCGCTCATGGCGCCGCAGCTGTGCGTCCAGGCTTGCCAGTGGCTCAAATGGGAATTGGGAATGCCCTATGTATTCCTAACCACGAACGGCTCCCTGGCGAACGAGAGGACGCTTCACGCACTCATGAACGCCGGCCTGGACTCGCTCAAGTTCTCGATCAATGCTTGCGATGAAAAGCAATTCTGCGATGTCATGGACGTTAAGCCAAAGCTATTCCACCAGGCACTGGACAATCTGAAGTTTGCCAGGCAGATCCGTGACCACAACAAATATGACACCAGGATTTACGCGAGCTCGATAAAATACGATGGCATCCAGCAAGAGCGCATGGAAAGCCTGGTCGAAGCCCATGTGACGCCATTCGTGGACGAGCATTATTGGCTCCCACTTTATAGCATGGGCTCCGTCGCCACTGACCGCGAAGCCGAGCTCGGATACAAGCCAACCGCCGGCAACCAGGGCAGAATCGGGGCACTTCGGAAGCCGCTGCCCTGTTGGAGCGCGTTCACGGAAGGCCATATTCGCAGTGATTCAACCGTGAGCCTGTGTTGCTTCGACGCCGATGGCCGGTTCCTGGTCGGCGACCTTAAGAATGATTCCTGGATGGATATCTGGCACAACGATGAGTTCGCGAAGATCCGCCAGGCCCACCTAAACGAAGATTTGACTGGAAGCGTATGCGCGGATTGCGTAGCGTATTGATATGGGCAGACCAAAAGGCAGCAGAAACGGAACGAGCGTTACCTGGCTGAAACTCCAGCGCCAGCGCAAGACCCTGCCCGTTGAGTTCCTGCTTGACCAGATGGACAACGAGGAAAACGACCTTAAGACGCGGATCTATTGTGCGGCAACAGCGGCGCCCTATGTCCACCCGAAACTAACGGCGGTTAAAGTTATTGACTCACCCGACGAAACGCCTGGCCCTCGAGGATTACCCCAAGTTCGTCAAATCCTTGACGAGCTTATCGGACCTGGACCTGAGAGAGATCTTAAGAGAATTAGCCAGGAATGACCTATATTTCCTGCTGCGATACCTCTTAAACCGAAAGGATGTAGAACATCCCTGGCTCTTTGACCGGATCCGCGACGTAGAGGCCAAACCCGATGGCCACCTGGACCTGTGGGCTCGAGGCCATTACAAATCGACAATAATCACCTATGCCAAGACAATCCAGGACATCCTGGGAAGCCACGGCGATGACCCGCTGTTTAAGTGGAAGGGGCTGGAGCCGACATTCTGCATATTCAGCCATACCAGGCCGATCGCCAAAGCATTCCTACGACAGATAAAGTTCGAGCTCGAGCGCAATGAAAAGCTGATTGACCTGTTTCCGGATGTGCTCTACGCCAGGCCGGAAGTGGATGCGCCCAAGTGGTCGGAGGACTTCGGCATTGTCGTAAGGCGCCATTCGAACCCGAAAGAGGCAACAGTGGAAGCCTGGGGTTTGGTCGATGGCCAGCCAATATCCAAGCACTTCAACGTCCTGATATGGGATGACACCGTAACCAGGGCATCGGTAACCGGGCCCGACATGATCCGCAAGACCACGGAATGCTGGGAATTGAGCCTTAACCTGGGCGCTACCGAGACAATCCGGCGCTACATCGGAACCCGCTATCACTGGGCTGACAGCTATCACACGATGCTGCAACGCGAGGCCGCGGTGCCCAGGATATTCCCAGGGACCGAGGATGGTACACTTACCGGAACGCCAGTCTTTCTCAACCAGGAACAGTGGGACGAGAAGGTCAAGGAAATGGGGCCAGTGACCGCATCCAGTCAACTATTGCAGAACCCAACAAAAGACACCGCGGAAGGATTTAAGCGCGAATGGGTGCATCGATACGACAACATGGATTCCTGGCGCCGCATGAATCGGTATCTGTTGTGCGATCCGGCGAACGAGAAAAAGAAAGGATCCGACTACACTGCGATGGGCGTTATTGGCCTGGGAGCCGATCACAATTACTACCTGCTCGATGGCTATCGCGACCGATTGAACCTATCGGAGCGTACCGATCTGCTATTCGAACTGCATGAGAAATGGGATAGGCCGAAGGTCGGTTATGAGAAGTACGGCAAGGATTCTGACATCGATCATATCAAGTACGTCATGGGTGAAAGAAACTACCGCTTTGACATTCGCGAGCTCGGCGGGCAGATGAAAAAGAACGATCGCATAAAGCGTATGATCCCGGCATTCTCTGATGCCAGGTGGTGGTTCCCCAGGGATATGTGGCGAACCCTGTATGACGGAAAAGTTATGGATCTGATGCAGGCGATGATCGAGGAAGAATTACTGGCCTTTCCAGTGCCCATTCATGATGATTTTATTGATATGATGTCGCGAATACATGACATGGATCAAGTCTGGCCACGGCAATTGCAAAGGAAGCCGAAAGACAGATACGGGGAGCCACGGACCAATGGGACATTTATGAGTGCGTAACTTACTCGATATGCCAGAGGAACAGCAGCTGGGCCTGGTCAAAAAACGCTACGAGGAAGCCGAAAGCTATACCTCTACCTGGCGTAAAGAAGCCCGCGAACTGTATTCAATGATCGCCGGCGACCAGTGGAGCGAGGAAGATCGGCTAAAGATGCTCGAATCCCGCCGACCCGCTGTAACCTTCAATGTGTCCGGCAAGTACATCGATGCTGTGTCCGGCCTGCAAATCACCAACCGCCAGGAAATAAAATACCTGCCCCGAGAGCCTGGAGATTCAGGCGTAAACGAGGAAATGACAGGCATTGCCGACTGGGTGCGTGACGGTGCTGATGCCGAAGATGAAGAATCCGAGGCGTTCCTGGACCTGATAACGTGCGGCATTGGCGCGATGGAGCAGTCAATCAGCTTTGACGAGGATCCGGAGGGCAATATCGCGATCGAACGCCGCGACCCGATGGAAATGTACTGGGATCCCAGGGCTCGAAAACGCAACGTGCGGGATGCCAGGTGGGTTATGCGCGTCAAGTACGCTACCGAGGAAGATATCATCGAGCGATGGGGCGAGGATGTTTATCAGACGCTGACCGGCGCAATGGGGATTGAGCCCGATATATCTGAATATGAGATACACCACGCTACCGAAGCCTGGAAGTACGAGCACGAAAGTTTCAACCTGACCGACGATCGAACCATCCCGGTCATTGAATACCAGCAATGGGAATCGATCAATAAAGTCCTGGTAAAGACGAAGTTCGGCACGAAGGAATTTAGCCAGCCGCAATGGCGCAAGATGAAGCAAGTCCTGGATAAGAACGGCGTCGAGTACGAAGTGAACCGCATCAAATCCAGGCAATACATTCGTATATTCGCGGCCGGCAATGTCATCCTGGAAGCCGAGGAATCCCCGTACCAGGAAGGCTTTACCTTTCAGATACTGACCGGCAAGCGCGATCGAAACAGAAACGAGTGGTATGGCATTGGCCGCGCCATTCGGGATCCGCAAATGTGGACCAACAAACTCTTTTCCAGCATCCTTCACGCGATGGCGGCCAATTCGAAAGGCGGCCTGATGGCCGAAGAAGATGCGTTCGAGGATCCGGCCAGGGCTGAAGAAGAATGGTCGAACCCTGATGCCATTACCTGGCTTACCCCAGGAGCCTTGCGCGATGGTAAGATCGAGCAGAAAAAGCCCGCTGAATACCCCGCGGGGCTCGATCGCCTGATGCAATTCGCCCTCAATTCATTGCCGGAAACGTCCGGATTGAATATGGAAATAATGGGCATGGCCAACCGGGTACAGCCTGGCGTGGTCGAGGCACAACGTAAGCAGAGCGCGATGACGGTTATTGCCTGGTCGTTCGATGCGATGCGTCGATACTACAAGGACCACGGCCGGCAGCTGGCGGCGTACATCCGAGACTTTATTGCTGATGGACGCCTGGCCAGGATAACAACCAAGCAGGGCCAGCAGTACATCCCGATCATGAAAGACAAGATGACGCTGAAATTTGATGTGGTTGTGGACGAAGCGCCAACATCGGCGAACGTGAAAGAGCGTGTCTGGATGATGCTCGAGGGATTGTTGCCGCACCTGTTGAAGATGGGAATGCCAATTCCGCCAGAAGTCCTGGATTACTCACCGCTGCCAGTGGATCTGCAAACAGCCTGGAAAGAGGCCATGAACAAGCCGCCTAGTCCGGAGCAGAAACAGCAGATGGAACTGGACCTGAAGGACCAACAGGCCGAGATAGGCAAAGACGAAAGCATTACAGAATTGAACGTGGCGAAAGCCGCACACGAACGAGCAAAAACAGGCGTAACAGCCGCGGGAGCATGACATGGCAGAAGCACAAGAAAATGATAGCTGGGTAGATGACCTGGCAGAAGCAAGGGATGGTGAAGTCGATTCGGGCGAGGAACATCCAGCGGATCCACCAGCAGAGGCAGCAGCAGAACCAGCAGCAGAACCAGAAGCCGAGGCAGCAGCACCCGAGGCCGAGGCAGAAGCGGGAGAGGAACGACAGGTTCCCCTTGCCACCTTCCTGGATGAACGAAACAAGCTAACGGCGAAGATCGACATCCTGGAACAGCGTTTGTCTCAGACAACCGGCAACCTGGACAAGTTGAATGGCCTGCAAGAACAGCTGGAAGCCTTACGCGAGGAACGCGCCAAGAAGCCGGCCCCTGATTACCTGGAGGATCCGAAAGCCTACATTGACCACTCGAATGAAGGCGTGGTGCAACAGCTGCAAGCGATCGGCGACCAGGTAAAGGAAAGCCAGGAAGTCCAGGGCCAAACCAAGCAGGAGCTCGAGAACCAGCAACAGACACAAAACATCATGTCTGCGGCAGGTAGCGCGGAAGCTGCGTTCGCTGAGAAAACGCCGGATTACTGGGATGCCCTGGATTACTTAAGAAACGTGCGCCGAGGACAAATGAAGATCCTGGCGCCAGAAGCCACGCCAATGCAGATTGACCAGGCCATGCGTACTGAGGAATTTCAGACCGCGGCCGGGATGCTTACGAATGGCCGCAATCCGGCCGAGTACGCCTATCAATATGCCAAGAGTGTGGGATATACTGGCAAGAAGGAAGAAATACCAGCGAAGGAAGCGGAGGACATGGCCGATGCGCGAGAGAACGCGCAAGGTTTAGGCAATGCCGGCGCGGCCTTACCCCAGGGCGACCTGGAGAATTTGATGGACATGGATAATGACGAGTTCGATCAGGCGCTGAAAGAAATGTTTGGATAACTCGGCTCATCAGACCGTTATCTGATGGTGCGCTGCCCGCGATAAAGGCAAGAGCTTCGCCCAGGCTCTAACTGGGTGTTTCGGGGCTACTCCGAAAAGTAGCGGCACTTTGGAATTAACAACATAGGAGGTAGTCAAATGGCGACTACAGAATATGGTGTCAATCACCCAATGGCCGTTAAACACTGGTCTGCGGATCTGATGAAAGAGGCTTTGAAAAAAACCTATGCGCTTCGGTTCATGGGTAAGACTACAAACTCTCTTGTTCAGATTAAGACCGAACTCAATAAGAACGCGGGCGACCGCATTCGGTTTGGGCTTCGGATGCAGCTGACCGGCGACGGTGTTGCGGGCGATGGCACTCTCGAAGGTAACGAAGAAGCACTGGCGATTTACACAGATAATGTGTTTATTGACCAGCTGCGTCATGCGGTACGCTCCGAAGGCAAAATGTCAGAACAGCGAGTTCCGTTCGAAGTTCGAGCAGAAGCGCGGGATGGCCTTGCCGACTGGTGGGCGGATCGTATTGATACGGCATTCTTCAACCAACTGGCGGGCAGTACGCGAACCTCGGACACGAAGTTTACGGGCTCGCAAGTAGCGACAGAGCCGGACGCGGATCACGTTATTTTTCACTCACTGGATGGCTCGTCGAGTCATGCGAACGAGGGCTTGATAACGGCACTTGACGTATTCGATCTGTCAGTAATCGACCTGGCAAGAGAAAGGGCAACTGTCGGTTCTCCGAACCAGATTCGACCCATCAAAATGGGCTCGGATGATTACTTTGTAATGTTCCTGCACCCGTACCAGGTTTATGACCTGCGTACAAATACGTCTACGGGCCAATGGCTCGATATCCAGAAAGCCGCCATGTCAGGCGGCCGAGTTGCCAATAACCCAATATTTACCGGGGCACTTGGCATGTACAATAACGTCATTCTGCATGAATCGACCCGCGTTCCACTGGGTTCGGTTTCGGCATCCGCTATTACAGGGACGCTGGTGCGAAGGGCGATATTTGCTGGAGCTCAAGCGGCTGGTGTCGCTTTTGGGCGTAAGTCGGGCAAGAACACTTACAGCTGGCGTGAGGAATTGTTCGATTATGGTAATCAGCTAGGCGTAGCCGCCGGATCCATTTGGGGGCTCAAGAAATGTACCTTTAACGGGTCCGATTTCGCCGCGCTGGTCGTAGCAACAGCCGCAACGGCTCACTCATAGGAGGAAAGGCAATGGCTAATGCAAAAGCAGACAAAGCAGGCGCTGGTGCTTCTCCGCGTGGTGTTCATGCTGGAGCGGTTTCGGTTCGTGCGAAATATGTAGCGAATCATTCACATTCGGCAACGGATGTTATTCAGTGCGTCAAAATCCCCAGGGATGCGATCATTGATGATGTCAAGTTGTTGCCCCTGGTGGGTGAGGGATCTGTCCCTGATACGCTGACGGTTTCCGTTGGCGATGGCGCGGATCCAAACCGCTATATCTCAACCACGTTTTCGGCAACGGTTATTCTTTCGGCCGCCACTGGCCTGGGCTACAAATATGATAGTGCTCATATTTCGGATGCCGCGGGCGATATGTGGGATACGATCGATGTAACCCTTGACGCCGGAGTATTAAGTGTCAGTCAGGGTTTCTACCTGACCGTCATTTACCACAACGACGAGTAGAAAATCGGGGGGGGCTTCGGCCCCTCCCAAACCAGGGAGCAGTTATGACAAGTCAGGAGGTCGGCCTGGCGACGGTCATTAGCAACATCGCAGCCGCGTTAGAAGCCGAGGAATACGGCATCGCGGAAACGATACTAATGCCCGCGCTCGATCAATTCCCCCATCTACCGCAGCTATGGTTCCATGCTGGAAATATGTTTTTCGGCCTGGACAAGATGGCGCTATCTGTCATCAGCTATGAAAAGGCGCTGGACCTGGAGCCGATAGCACCAGGCTACGGTAACCTGGGCGCAGCCTACAGACGCCTGGGCGATCGAGATAGGGCGGTCGAGGTACTAACCCAGGCAACCGAACTGGATCCGACCGAGGCAGCGGTATGGTCCAACATGGCGGCCTGCTATGTGAACGAAGGCGAGCCTGAAAAGGGGCTGGAGTACGTCGAAAAGTCGCTCGAGCTCAAACCAGGATTTGCCAGGGCCGAGTGGAATGGTGCCTTGATGTACCTGGAATCCGGCAACTATGCCAGGGGCTTCGACCTGTACCGGGCTGGCCTGGGCAAAGACCGCATAAACAAGATATACACGCGGCCTGATAATTCCCTGGTTCCCTACTTGCCGGCGGATCTTTCCGAGCTCCAGTATTTCCACCATAAGGAAGCTGGCACCTGGGAGCCGCATAGCCTGATTGTCTATGGCGAGCAGGGAATCGGTGACGAGCTTATGATGGCCTCGATGCTCAATGATGCCCAGGAAGATTGGAATATCACATTCGATTGCCACCCGCGCCTGGTAGAACTGTATCGCCGCAAATGGCCGCACCTGGACATCCACGACACCAGAAAGGTCGATGATGTTGACTGGGTGACCGACCAGGAGTTCTGCATATCAGTGGCCGACCTGGGTGCGATCTACCGGCGCCAGCGCGATACATTTACCCTGGCCTGGAAGAAACACGCGCCCTATTACTCGGCCGATGATGATGAAGTAAAGCAATATCGGCTAATGCTCGAGGCGCTGGCAGAAGGTCGCAAGATCATTGGCCTGGCAACCAGGGGCGGCGTTATCAAGACAAACCGCTTCTACCGCACCATTGAGCCTAAAACCCTGGAACCCCTGCTGACCGATGATCGCTATATGTTCGTGTCCCTGGACTATGAGAACGTGGATCCGATGATCGAGCACATAAACGAGAAGTATGGCGACGAGACTATCTATGGATTCCGCGGCGTAACGCATCATTTCAATTACGCCAGGACCGCGGCACTGGTTAAGGCGACCGATGCCGTTGTCACAGTCTGTCAGTCGCTGTTTCACCTGTCGGCGAGTATGGATCATCCAACGCTGTGCCTGGTTCCAGATCGGCCGGCCTGGCGCTATGGGTTGGCCGGCAAGAAAGCGTACTGGTATCCAGGAAAGAAAACGCGGATGTTCCGACAAAAGCGGGATGAATCCTGGGAGGATCCAGTGCAACGCCTGGCCGAATATATCGAGGTTATCCTGGGAGCAAGGAAATGAATCCGATGAATGTCGCCGAGGAACGAGTGCTCAATACCCTGCATCCACCAGGGAAAATGGTGCAGCTAGGCAATAAAAAGAACATAAAGCCAGGCCCAACCTACGAGGAAAGCCTGACAAAAGAGGGCTGGGAGGTCACATCGATCGACCTGAATGGCGAGGATGGAGCCCTGGCGTATGACCTGGCGTACCCGATTCGCGACCTATGGGGCCAGTTTGACGTATTGACCAACTTCGGTACATCCGAGCATGTATTCGACCAGGTAAATGTGTGGAAAAATATCCACAACCTGGTTAAGCCTGGCGGCCGTTTTGTCCATACCCTGGCTAAAGTGGCGACCAGGGATGGCCATTGCGACTGGTTTATCTCACCCAGGTTTTACCAGTGGCTGGCCGAGAATAACGGCTACAGCATAGAGACAAGTTTCGACGCCTTTCTAAAGTCAGGCGATGACAGATACGCCGGAACCCTGTGTTGTTGCCGGATGCGTAAGGGCGAGGATGTAGTGCCGTTCAAGTGGCCATTTCCAGCGGAAGGGCTGTGGTGGGGATCCACGCCGCGATCGATCATGAAACGCCACCATTACGGCATAGCAGACGAATGCCTAAACGCAGCGGAGGAATGGTAATGAGGCGCTGGGATGTATTACGGACATTTATCATATCCGATCGATTCAAGACGTTTGTGGAGGTCGGATGCAAGGAAGGTCGCACCACTGAGCATGTATTACAGCATTGCTCCGACTGCCAGGTTATTGCCATTGATCCCTGGGCGGCGATGCCGCAGAAGGGCACCGAGGGCGGCTCCGAAACTTACGAAGGATGGGACTTCGAATCGATAGAAGCCGACTTCTGGAGCCGAGTCGAACCCTTCAAAGACAGGCTCACCTTCCACAGAAAAACCAGCGTCGAAGCCGCTGACGCCGTGGAGGACGGTTCTCAGGATCTGATCTTCATCGACGCCGCGCACGACTATGAGAGCGTTATCGAGGACATCGCGGTATGGCGCCCTAAACTTAGAGAGGGCGGGATCTTGTGCGGTCATGACTTTCAACATGATTTTCCCTCGGTTATGGATGCGGTAGCCAAGTCTTTTAATTTACTGGTGGTCCAGGTGGCACCAGATTCTGTGTGGTGGGTAAGGGTATGAATTTTGTATATTGGGTTCGGGGTAAGGAATTTGCTGACATGGCCGCTATCTCCGCGGCCAGCGTGAAACGAGTCTATCCCGCGGCCAGGGTGTTCGTGTATACAGATGCTGCACACGATTCGCTCAAAAATTCGGTATTCAATGAAGTTCTCATGGTTCCTGCTTTCAACTTTACCAGGCCAATGTTAGCAAATCTGCAAGCCCAGGTACATTACTGTTTGAGCCACCACTTTACTGCGCCAACAGCGTTCCTGGACGCAGATATATTAGCGGTGAAGCCGATCGATCTGCCAAAAAACCGTGACTGGGATCTGATTGTGACGCAGCGCGACCATGTTGGACTCGATGACGATGGCAATAAGGTGGTCGGAGTAGCCAGGGAAATGCCCTATAACTATGGCGTATTGCTGGCAAACAACACCACTGGCGGCAATGAAGCAATGATCGCGCTACGCAACAGACTGGCCAAGTTCGGCCAGGCCAGGCAAGACTGGTACGGCAATCAATGGGCCTTGCGGGAACTGGTCGGCGGCACCTGTTTCTCGCCAACACCAAGAACGATACAGCGCAAGGCCGATTTCTGGCTCCTGAATATCGAAGTACGAGACTGTCATACCTGGAACTACACGCCACAGGATGCCGACGAGGATTTCTCGGAGAAGTTTTTTGTGCATGTGAAAGGCAATCGAAAGGAACTGTTCAAACCAATCGCGGAGAAATTAGCATGTTGAATATATTTATTGGCTGGGACTCAACCGAAACCATCGCATACCACGTACTGTCGCACTCACTGCTGACGCGCTCGAGCCTGCCCCTGGCAATAACGCCAGTCGGCAATGAACTGCTACCTGAATTTATGTGGCACCGAAAACGCAGCAAAACCGATTCGACCGAGTTTTCGAATGCTCGATTCCTGGTGCCAAGCCTGATGGATTACCAGGGCTGGGCGGTATTCATGGATTGCGACATGCTGTGCAGCGCGGATATCCAGGAGCTCGTAGCGCAAGCGGATCCGCGATATGCGGTCATGGTTCGCAAGCACCAGCACCTGGTAAACAAGGGTGAAAAGAAGTTCCTGGGCCGCGATCAGTATGCTTACTCGCGTAAAAACTGGTCATCCCTGATGCTCATAAATTGCGCCCATCCAGCCTGGTTGGAAATTGATCCAAACGAGGATGATGGCCTGTTCCTGCACCAGTTCGAATTTCTCCAGGACGATGAAATAGGCGAGATACAGGATCGCTGGAATACGCTACTGGTTCCTGGCGAGCATAATGGCGCACAAATCTCAAAACTGTGGCACTTTACCCTGGGCGGTCCCTGGCATGGATGGTGCAAATATAACGCCGCCTGGGCCTGGTGCCGCGAGTTTTCTGATATGCTACGCGGCAACAACCCGCGGGCACACATAGAAGCATCATTGGCCGATGATGGAGTCACAGTTGGAGGCTCATATCATGTATCGAGCGCAGATGCCAAAGCCGAAGCCGAAGCCGAAGCAGAAACGCAAAAAATTGCGTAGAGGCTATGGTCAATTATGAGCACCTTCGGCACCATGCAAGAGCGGATCCGCGATGAATTGAACCGCGGGACTGGCTACGATGTGTACATCCGTCGAGCTATCGTTTCAGCGATTGATTTCTATAAGTCCAGGCGTTTCACGTGGAACATAAAACGTGGCTTTACGACTACATCCGCCGGCCAGGAATACTACGCCATGCCGACCGATTTCATCGAAGCCGACATGATGCGGATTCTCTACAATTCCGGCGACTTCACCGATCCCATGCCAGAGATTACCTATCGCTGGATTGAGGATCATCGGCATAATCTTAACTACAGGTCCGAGCCAGAAAAGTTCGCGCTGCAAGGCGATGAATTGAGGCTGTGGCCAGTGCCAGATGACGGTTATCAAATCATGATGACCTATCTGTATGAAGATTTGACCGTATCGGCATCGGCGTCCGATGGCGCCACAAATAACTGGATGACTGATGGCGAGGAAATGATACGCGCCAGGGCGAAAGCCGACATCCTGGCAAACTACATACGCGGGCAAGAGGCGATCCTGGAATCTCAGATACACGCCAGCCGCGAGAAAGAAGTATTCCGACAGCTGCGGCGCAAGGCCAACCGCAACCAGTCGGCCGGGCGCTTGACGCCATCGTTATAGGGAGCACTGTAATGAAACCAGCAAAAGCACTACTGAAAGGACACGCGCCAGGCGTGAAGATTGGACCCGCAAAGCCTGTTGAGATAGAGGTATCTACCGAGCAGGTTAAGGAAATTATGGGCATTACGCCCGAAAAAGAGGTTTATCTGAAAGCCTGGGAAGTGGACGCCTATCGCAATACCTCGCCAGGCGAGGCCCAGGTGGACCGTTTTCTCGAGGCGCTGGATACCGAACCGGGGAAAACCGTCATCGATGCTGGATGCGGTACGGGCCGCGGCGGCTATAGATTGTGGCTGGATGGCTTCGATGTCACGCTGATGGACTTCGCCTGGAATTGCCTGGATCCGAAGGTAAGCAATGCCGTGGATGCTACGGACAGGCTTAAGTTTGTCGAGCATGACCTGACCGAAAAATCAGCATTGCGGGCAGACTATGTATTTTGCTGCGATGTCCTGGAGCACCTACCGCCGGAATCAGTCGATGATGCGATCGATACCATGCTGGAAATGGGAACCGATTGCTTTTTCAGCATCGCGACCACGCCGGACCATTTCGGCAAACATCCCGATATCAATGAACCGCTGCACAAATCTGTCCACGGCTATCAATGGTGGCTGAAAAAGTTTGTGTCTCATGGGGTCCGGATCCATCGCTCCCTGGAACAACCAGGCAACGTGATATTTTTCGTTAGCGGCTTTACAGGCTTTACCTTTGACAAGCTGCAAATGAATACCGGCGCCGGCCTGGTTCATAATCACATCGAGACTAATTCGAAGCGGGGCTATACCCAGCTACCAGTAGGCGAGGAAAACCCCGATCAGAAGGTAATTATCCTGGGCGGCGGGCCAAGCCTGGGTGAACACATCGAGGAAATAAAAGCGCACAAGGCAGCAGGCGCCAAGATAATCACGATCAACGGCACTTATGCCTGGGCCAAAGAGCATGACCTATGGCCAGTGACTCAATTCATGATCGACGCCAGGCCATTCAATGCCAGGTTTGTGGATCCGGTTGACGATCAAAATATGTACATTATCGCCAGCCAGTGCCATCCAAAACTGCTGGAGAAATTACCCAGGGAAAGAACATTTGTTATGCAGTGCAACCTGGATTCGGACAGTACCGCTATCCTGAATGAGCACGTAGGCGAAATGTACAAAGACTGGTTCCCAATACCAGGCGGATCATCGGCGATGCTTCGCGCATTACCCGCACTGCAAATGCTCGGCTATCGGGATGTCGAGCTCTATGGCTTTGACTCTTGCCTGATGGGTGGTTCCCATCATGCCTATGAGCAACGCGAGAACGAGCTCGGCACCTCGAACCACGAAATAAAACTTGAGACAGACGGAAAAGAGTTTGTTTGTCATCCCTGGATGTTAAGCCAGGCTAAAGAGTTCATGGAAGTGAAAGAAAAGCTATTGAAGATGATGAATATAGAAGTTCACGGCGATGGGCTTATCGCTCATTTAATTGAGCATGATTCAAAACTAGAGGACTAGGAAAATGGCAGCAGGCGCATGGAATGTAAACCAATATGGCAAGCTCAAAATCGGC